ATACATTAAGCGAGAATGGTACGGTGATAGAATATCGCCTGATTGTAAAGACAATGAAAAAGAATGAAGACTACAAGTTCTACTCAGAAAGTGAAAGAGACAAAGCCTTTAAGAAAGCACTAGAAGAAAAAAACTTACTGCTAGCTCACCGTTACACAAGAGATAGCGAACAAACACCAGAACAAATTTAACTTAAATCTAAATTAAAGTAATAAAGCACCTCTAGGGGTGCTTTTTTCATTTAAAACCAACTAACCTAAAATAATATGCCAGAAGAATTAGAATCAGCAGGCCTAATTGCAGGCCAACAACTTCAAATCTTTGATGATCCATTCTCTATGGAGTTTATGCAAGAAGCAGAAAGAACTATCGAAGTATCTGCTATTCATGCTCCTAAAGTGAAACGTGCACGTAAAGTCCTAACAGACAAGTTTGTAATGCACAAAGATCTAAAGAAACGCTTACTTAAACTTAAGTCTACTGATGTCCCCCAGATTGTAAAGGACATGGTAGATGACTTATTATCTCTTAAAAGAGTTCCAGAAGACTCTAAGTATTGTAATTATCTTGGTTTATCACAAGCAGACTACAGCAAACTCTCTTATCTAGACGAAGAACGTAAAAACAGATTGCAGGGAGAAGAAACAAGAATGCATATGATTAAACCAGGATCTATCATTAAAGTACACACAGCAAGAGCACGTATCTGGAAAGGAAATCATGCAATCAAGAGTTATAGTCTTACCCTTACAAATCGTCACTTAGGAGGATCTGTTTATCCTATCAGAGAGTTTCAGACTATATCAGGTACTCATACTGCTACTTACTATGATGATGTAGAAGAAACAGTAGATTCTAGTTATGCTTTCTTTTGTCCTGTGTTAGAAGCAGAGTCTAATGACTTCAGACTTAGACACAGTAACATGTATGGAGCTCATAACTTTGTATTGACTCCAGATGGTTTAGTCAGTACTGGAAACCATCCTAAAATACTCGGTGTAGAGTTTGAGAAAACTGAAGTAGTAATGCCTCAGGTGTGGAACTTTAAGAAGCGTTATCACACTTCAGTAGGTAAACTTATTCGTAGAATTTTCAAAGACAAGTATTCAGATCGAGACATCACAAGTTTCTCAGAAGCTTATGCTTCTTTGGTTACTGTCGCTAATCCTCTTTATGACTTCCAAATTATGGAAGGAGAACAAGTTAAGTGGGCTTATCACGAAAATAACTATCATACTCATACTAATACTTTGGGTAGTTCTTGTATGCGTTATGACAGATGTCAAAGTTACTTTGGTATCTACACTCAAGACCCTTCTAAAGTTAAGATAGGTGTTCTCTTGAGGAGTGGTAAGGTAGCTGCTAGGGCTATCCTGTGGAACTTAGGCGATTATTGGGCTTATGACAGAATCTATTCTACTAAAACTGAGACAGAAAACTTGCTTAAGTCTACTTTGGAAACAGCAGGATACAGGAGAATCTGGCAAGCAAGTGGTCAGTATTCTCTTAAGATAGATTTAAGTGGAGTATCAAGATTCCCTTATGTAGATACTTTACATTGTTATCACCCTGACTCTCAAATCCTAAGTAACTACGGAGAAGGTCATCACTTTAGCTTTAGATCTACTGGAGGTGACTATTATAATAACGGAGCACAAGAAGATAACGAGGTAGAATGCGTTTGTTGTGGGGACACAGTAGACTTTGATGACTCTTACTATGTAGACAGAGGTAGACATCGAGGAGAAAGATGTTGTCAAAGTTGTCATGTTTATTCAGAGACTATGGATGCCTACTTTACAGACGATGACGCATATGTAACTACTTATAATGATGACCCTATCTTGCTAACAGATTCTGTTCAACTATTTGATGGAAACTACGCTTATGACGGTGATTCTGACCTTAGGGAATATCATAACGGCAGGTACTTTATCATGAACATTCATCCTTATGAACTGATAAACGGTGCTTTCTACCACCCAGATGATGAAGATAAGCCAGAACAAGATACAGAAGATTCTACAGAAGATTCTACTGAAGACTCTAGTCAAGAAGTGAGTGAAAAGACTACTCAGTCTACAGAAACACTTACTTTTACAACAAGTGGAGGAGTAAATAACTTGTCTTCTATTACTGCTATATTTAGTTCTGCTTCTTCCTCTCCTTATAGTTCTTACAGTTTCTATCATCCGAGTCAAGTTTATGAGAACACTCTTACTACAGTTGTAAGTGCATTAGAAGCAGCAATGGAGATTGATGAGACTACTCCAGCAACAGAAACTACTCCAACTACCTCAACCACAGAGACTACAGAGACTACAGGAACTACTGAAGGTCCTGATCAATTTTTAATTTAAAAACAATGAAATACACAACAAACAAACTAGAAGCAATAGACCACACCATTAAGGGTGATTTCCCAGTAGATTTTGATCTACTATTTGATATTATGTATCAACAAAGTCCTACTTATCAACCAGAACTCGAAGTAATTAAGAAAGATTGGCTTATTGAGCTTATCTCTAAGATCGAAGGAGTTACTGTTTATGAGAGAGGAGGCAATATCTATTGCACAAAAGGATCAGCAGAGTTCTATCCTACTATCGTAGCTCACTATGACACAGCTCAAAGCTATCACGTAGGTATGCAAATCTTCAAGACAAATGAGTGGATTTTTGGCTTCGATAATGCAAGAGGTGAACAGTGTGGCTTAGGTCTCGATGATGCTGTAGGTGTATGCTTTGCTATCCAAATGCTTAAGATGATGCCTGCTTGTAAAGTATTCTTGCCTTATGGCGAGGAAAGAGGTCTAGTAGGTACTTATGCTTGCGATATGTCTTTCTTTGACAACTCATTGGTTGTCACTCAGTTAGATCGCAGATCCTATACAAACGACTTCATCAAATTTACTAATGGTGTTCAGACTTTCAACCCTGCTCATTATGAATTGATTGAGCCTTTGATGGAAAAGTATAACTATTCTCTTAACTCAGGCACAGCTACTGATGTAGGTGGTCTTCGTAAGCAAGGTCTTAAGGTATCTTCTCACAATCTTTCTTGTGGTTATTTTAACGAGCATGGAGATAGCGAGGTAGCAAGTGTAGCACTTCTTACCAATGCTTTCAGTTTTGCTTATGAAATGCTTACAATGTTAGCTGAGAGAAACATTCCTCTTACCTTCCCTGTACCTTCTCTTAGGGCAGAACTTCCTTATGGCGGTAGTAAGACTAAATCTACTACTACTTACTTGGGAACAGGTGCTAGACAGATTAATATCTGGGATGAAGATGACGAAGACTGGTACTTTGATGTACAGAGAGGAGAGTGGATGCCTCCAAAAAGCGAATTGGCTTCTACTAAAGGTCCAAAGCACTGGTCTAGACCAGAAGATTCCTTGGACATGTTAGATCCCTTTGGAGATGTCGCTTACGATAAAGATAAAGCAGAACAAACCGCTGCTGAAGAAGAATATCAAATCTACAGTGAATGGATAGAGTCATGTTATCCTGAGTATCAAGATCCTCGACTAAGGGATGAATTAGCATCATTTAGCATTAAATCTAAAGTTCTCTACAAACAAGAAGACTTAGACGAGATGATTATGGATGGAACATGTCCTAACTGTCTTGGTAATCACATTCATATCACAAACGATCTTCTATTAAGTAGTTATTGTTATGATTGCGAAAGCATCTTCAACGTACCCAAAGACGAACAAGAATTCATTGGAACTTTGATGGACGATTGTAAAAAGGGAGAAGTAGCTTTCTCAGACATTGTGAAGCTTTAATCTATGGAAATAGAACATTATGGAGAGAGTCTGGAGTCACATCCAGACTTTCTCTTTATGAAAAAAATGTGGATGGAAGACTTGGAAAAAGTTCATGAATCCCTTATCTTTGTAGACCCGATAAAGATTAATTCTCAGGAAATCTTTAAGGGTGTAAACTTTACTTTAATCAAACCAACCAATGAAGAAAACGTTTTACGAAGTTCTCTGGGCACTACTGCAGAAAGAGAAGATGATCGACAAGTGGATTTACGAAGAAAAACTTCTACATAACGGAACCACTTATAGTTGGACACCTAAAGCACTAGAGGACTTAGATTTTTCTAAGTCTATTGGAGAGTTGATTTCACCTAGTAATTCTGCTTTTGTTCCCGCTAATAATCAAACTACTGGAAAGAAGGATATTGTTATTTCTGCTACTTGGTTAGGCGAATTTATAAATAAGTTCAGTGCTAAGAATCTAGGAGTATCAGGTAAAACAACTGATAAGTCTAGTGTAGTAAAACGCTTAATAAAGTTTCTAAGTGAGTACGACTATACCCTAGAGGATATAGCACAAGCAACAGATCTCTATATAAGTACACTTAAGTCTCAAGGAAACATTAGATTCATTAGAGAATGTGGTTACTTTATTTACAAAAAGATAGATGGCGTAGACCAAAGTGACTTAGCGAAGTGGTGTGAGGAGTTAAAGAATGGAACAGGTCCAGCCTACAATAGTCATCAAATTTTGTAAGTAATTAATTATGGAGTTTGAACAATTAATTGGGCAGATAGAGCGGAATAAACTAGTAAAGGAAGAGGGGGGATTAACTTCTATTCCTCCTCCATTTCCGAGACTAGGAGAATATTATGGAGGATTTACTAAGGGTTCTATTACTTGTTTAACAGCTGCATCAGGTGTAGGTAAGTCAAAGTTCGCTAAGTACATGACTATCTTAAATATCTACAAGCAAGTACGCTTAAACAAAAGTTCTATAAAACCTAAAATCTTCTACTTTGCCCTAGAAGAAAGTGCTACAGACTTCTGGTTATCCTTTATCTCAATCTTTATGTATGAGAAGCACAGGATAACTATTAGCGTACAACAACTAAAGTCTATCGGTAATTACACTATGACTAACGATCTTATGGCTAAGGTTAAGGATGCTGAAAGATTCATCTATAACCTACAAGAGATCGTAGAAGTAATTGATTACATTAGAAACCCTACGGGTATGTCTAAGTATATTAGGGCCTATTTTGATAACCCTGAAATCGGAGAGCACACATACAAAGAACTCGAAGACGGTAAGAAGTTAATCACAGGCTACAAGTATAAGTCAGATGATATCTGGGTATTTTTTATTTTAGACCACATCAGTCTCTTATCTAATGAGATTGCTCCTGACACCAAGATTAAGTTGTCATCTTATCAAACGTTTGACTTTATGGTTAAAGACTACGTATTAGAGGTATTCTCTAAGCGTTACAAGATGATTAACGTAATCGTACATCAGCAGACACCTGCATCAGAGAAACAGACTTACACCTACAAAGGTCAATTGATGGAAGAAAAACTAGAACCATCAATGGAGGAACTCCACATCAACAAAGGTGTACACCAAGACTACGAGATTGTCATTGGTTTATTTAGCCCTGCTAGATACAACATCGCTACCCATAATGGATACGATGTAAGTCTACTAGGTAACAAGTATCGCTCACTTAAATTCCTTAAAGACCGTTACTATGGCTTAGAAAACTCAAGCATAGGACTTTACTTTAATGGAGCTAACGGAGAATTCCAAGAGTTACCAAGACCACAGGATATGAATAACCCAGTAGGCAATCATTACGAACGATTTTTAAAAATGTAAAGAATGGATGAACAACAGAACCCGTATTTAACTAGAATAATCAAACAGATGTGTGACGTTATTAACG